ATTCATTACACAAGGCTCTAGCAACTGTTGTCTTACCAGTACCTGCAGTACCACACAGTAGTAGATTAGGTATCTCACCCTTTGCTACAAATTGGTTAAATGTTTCTTTGACCGAATCTGGTAAAACACATTCATCAATGGTTTTAGGTCTATACTTTTCGACAAATAAAAATTCGTCCATTCTACTCTCCTCTCATTATATTATCCAAACGATTCCTCAGTCTTTCCTCCATCAAACAATTCAAGTTGAAGATCGCGTGGCTTTGCTTTTACTGGACTATCAAAAATAATATAGTTAAATACATTTTCTGGACTAGTCTCACCATATGGATCAGTCTCACAGTTATCACTGATACCAGGTTCGATGAATGATTTTTCTACAACACCATCATTTAGAAGTACAGCATATCTCCACGATCTTTGACCAAAACCAAGATTGTCTTTTGACACAAGCATATTCATACTCATAGTCAACAAGGCAGAACCATCTGGAATAAGTTTTACATTCTTTAACTTTGCCCATTTGCCCCACTGGTTCATAACAAAAGAATCGTTTACTGATACACAATAAATCTCATCAATACCAACTTCACGAAACTCATTGTACATCTTTTCAAAACCAGGAAGTTGATATGTAGAACAAGTAGGAGTAAAAGCACCAGGTAGACTGAAAAGAACTACTCGCTTATCAGAAAACAACTGGTCTGTTGTTACTTCTTGCCAAACATATGGATTACCTTCCGTGATATTCTCATCCAGTACACGGGTCTGGAAACTCAAAGTTGGAATTTTAGTTCCGACTTCGATAACGCCACTATTTTTCATAGTCGCTCCTTATATTTTTGAAGATTGATCTAGAGCGATCCAGTATTGCATACTTCCGCCATGCAAGTGCATGAACTTTTTCTTACTAAGAACTACATCGTAGTCAGTAGAAATTACCTTGAAGTTTTCCATTGGAATACGACAATCGAATTCACCTTGATACTCACCAATTTCCATGGTGTATGTATTCGATCTCGGAGAACCTGGGTCACCAACTGAGAGTACCACTTTACCATTTTTGGCAATGACACTAAGCATTGAAGCCGAAACAATAGAAGCGGCTTGCTTGATAGTATCAATCATTTTAGTGGATAACTTGAAAGCAAATTCAGAATCTACTTCGATAATCTTATCTGGTGCCGCAACTAAAATATTCTTGTCGGCATAGTAGTATTTGAATTCTGCTAAGTCTTTTTTGATTGACAAACTATCGTCACCAAACTCAACATCGGTATCATCCATCATAGATAGAAGTGCCAACAAAGTGTTTAGATCATAGATGCCAATTTCCCTGTCAAAAGTTTCTGATACTTCTGCTCGGGCAAAGATTCCAACATCTGCTGGAATTGTATTTAAAACATTACCAGGTCTAATCAAAAGATTAGGATTGATACTAGCAAAGTTTTTGAGAACCTCTAGGGTTTTCTTGGATATTTTCATTATGTAACCTCATCACGTTGTAAATTAAAATCATTATATAGGGTCGACTACCAAAAGTCAAGTAGTTTTTAAACAGTTTCTTTAGTAATTGCAAAAGTCTGGTTGTTGTCTGTGTTCCATTGAACAAACTTTGCTTCGGTTTCAGGTTCAATACCATCGCACTGTGCATCTCTAACTACTACCCAGGCTGCCTGCAAAGTATTATATGAGTCTTCATCTTCATATGTTAGAATGTATGAAAAGTCCAACATATCTTCACTGAACTCCCAACTTACTGTAATATCACCATCAGCCTGTCTAGCGGCAATCCAATCACTAAGGACTGTTTGTCTAGCAGTTTCTTCTGCGGTATATACTGTATTTGTATCCATGACATACCAATCGTCATCAACGGTAGGTCTTGAATATGTAATTGCGTATTTGTATGCCATTTTTTACTCCAAAAATTTGACTAGTATACTGCTATTTATAAAATCTAAGACTGTCACTTCCATTTATGAGAGGAGAGAGAGGTCACGAAAGTGACAGTCTTAGCCCACTAGGGGAACTGGTTAAGTTACTTCGATTAAGACCGAGGCGGCTTTCCCTCCAAAGCCAAGGCTATTCTTTAGCGCATATTTACAATCAGTTGCGCGGGTCTTCGTAGTAACGTATCTATATTTGGTGCTATTTATAAAAGTTTTCGGTATAATATTGCGTTTTAATGCCATTACCGAGTATATTAATTCGATTATTCCATTGCCTGCCATGGTGTGTCCTAACTTAGATTTGAGTCCTACAACATCTACATAAGGAAACATATCTTGAATTGCATTATATTCAGATTCATCACCCTGTAAGGTACCTGTAGCATGAGCAGATACAAATCCGATATCATTCTTATCAATACCTTGTGTGGCTAGCCCCATGGCTTTTTTCAATCCGAATGCAGATGGATTAACAAAGTCTCCTTCTACACCATCACTTGCTATACCTGGCTGATAGATGTACCCAATGATTGGAATATTTTTCTCAATTGCTTTGTGGACATCCATCAAAATTAAACAGCCTGCTCCTTCACCAGTAATTATTCCATCACGATCATCATCAAATGGAGCAGACTTAGAACCTAAGACACCTAGCTTATCAAAAAAGGTAGAGTCCCATAAATTATTTGCTGAGTCACCAGCACCGCATACTATATAGTCATATCGCTTTGCCAAATGAAACGCATAGTCCAATTGGTAGAGACTTGTAGCGCAAGCAGAATTAAAACTGGTAGCACCACCTGTAAATCCAAACGATTGCGCTATGAGACCCGCGGTGAAGTCTCTACAACCCTGTAGCAACTGTCGTGGCTTAACTCTATTCTTACCATCACCCAAGTCAGTACCGTAGTCCTGAAACGTGGTATTGCCAGCAGTGAGTGTAGAGAATAAAGTAAATACATTATCAGAATATGGTATTGTTTTCAATGCATCGGCTACAGTATGTAATGATATCTTATTCACATCTAATAGGCGATTGTAAATAGGAGCCTTTACTTCAATTAAATTATCTTTTTGTGCAGAAAAACTACCATCAACAGGAATGGGAATGGGACCAGTTTGATATTCAGTAAAACAATCCATTGGGTTATTCCCAAGGTTGTCCACTAATCCTATTCCTGTGATAGCTAACCGATTCACTTTGAATTTTTCCTATCATGTTCATACAATGCCAAGAAACCATAATGGATAATCTTAACGATATCTTTTCGGTGATCTTCAGGAGTTCCTTTCTTGCCATATCGACCATTATACTTATCGACATTACCAAGGAAGAACCCCATACCATGACCACGATCTACAATCACTTCGGAAGATTGGAGTCCACCCTGACCATAGTGACCCTGATAGGTCTTATCTATGTAGGCTTTGAACTCCTCTAATAGTTCATCTTCCCTAAACTTGTAGTCTGGTTTAGGCATTAAAAGTCCTCCGATGAATCAGTAGTCTCAACTTCTTCAGTGGTTTCCATACTCACACCGGCATCTACTTTGGTGTAGAGGTCGATGAAAGCAGACTTGGTGTCCACATCAAATCTATTGACGCATAACTGAATGGCTTTGAGTCTATCATCAAACATTGCAAAGGCTTTCACAATGTGTTCTAGCCTTCTAGTTGAGATCAATTCATCAATCGCACCGTCATAGAAAGTCTTTCTGATAACGTCAGCCCAAGTAACTAACTTGTCGGCAAATTCATCATCAACACAACCTTGAACAGCCATTTTGTTGAGAACAATCTTTTTCTCTTGAGCCGCTGAAGGATATTCTTGTTCGACAGTAATAGCAAAACGCTCAAGGAATGCCTCATCAAGAACTTGGGCACCCATAAACTTGCCATCATCGGAGCCTCGACCCTTAGTGTTAGCAGTAGCAATAACATTGAAGCCGGCTTTAGGTGCAATCACCTCACCAGTTTTCTTATTGAAGTATGGTTTGCCTTCAAGTATCGCTTGCAGGCACATTAACTTATTAGAGCCTCTATCAATCTCATCTAGAATGAGGATCGCACCGCGCTTCATAGCAGTCAGTACAGGACCTTCACGATAGACCACATTGCCATCGACTAGTGTATTACCACCAATCAGATCATCTTCATCAGTTTCGATGGAGATATTGACTCGGATCGCTTCTTTTTTAAGTTTGGCACATACTTGCTCAACCATCATAGTCTTACCGTTACCGGACAGACCGCAGATAAAAGTTGGGTAGAACACACCAGATTTTACAATGCTGGATAAATCTTTGTAGAATCCAAAAGGAACGTAAGTGGAATCTTTTTCGGGAACAAGATTCTCAATCTCAATTGACAATTTAGCTTGGGTCAAAACTTTACTCTCCGGAGCCTTAGTCTCAATTACTGCAACCGGGGGTGCAGACTGTGGGACAATCTGAGCAACCGGACCGTTATCACCAAAAGTATATTTACCTCGTGATACGGCATAATTCTCCACGATGTAACCGAGAGCAGAACCTTGCTTGGAAATTCCAAGTTGATCTGCAATCTGGTTCAAATCACTTCGGGTAAAAACACCACTAGGATTGTCAGTTTGTTGAAGCGCGGAGATAATTGATCCGACTTCTTGTTCTTGTTTGTCATTAGCAAACATTTGGGTAGTTAGTTGATTCATCATAATAGACCTCTCTCAAAAGGGTTAACTCAATTTATACATACATTATAGCTGGAGCCAAGGCATATGTCAACCTTTTTCTTCAATTATTTTTGGCTCCAAGCTATTGATTTCACGCAACTTTCTCAATGAAGCGATTTAAAAACACTCGGCTTGATGATTTATTCATGGCAAACTTCTTAAAACCACGTCTTAAATCACTCTTACTGGTAGATTTGACCTCTAGTTCAGTCTCTTCAACATCCAGTCCTTTGCCACCTTTGATAAGGTAGAGCGCATCATATGCAATTGCATTTGGGACTTCAATAAATTTATCTGGACCCCAAGTCTTTTTGGCTTTGTCAAATGCATCCCAATCATAACCCTCAATAGAATTCATGAATTGATCACGGGCTTTCTTTACAGATGGCTCGACCAATCTGAAACCAATCATTCTAGAGCCGGTAGTGGCTTGATAGTGTTTCATCATTGCATTCGAAAAGTTATTGTATCGAGGAGCAGAGTCACCGTAACCACGATCACTCTTAATTGCAGTAGTAATAGGACCTTCTTTGATGAAGACATCGGAAAACTTTCTTCCGTAGTATCGCTCTGGGCTGGCATACTTGCTACCAGAATCAAACTCGTTTATTTCACCAATCGTTTCCAATGTAGTGGAGTTATCACCATCAGTAAGAATAATAGTATTCAATACTTCAAGAGATTTTGATTCTTTGAACTCAATTGCAATGTCACGGAGAATCATAATACCTTCAGCAAGAGGAGTCATACCCAAGTTTAGGTGTCTAGGAGCACAACTTCTGTCCATCTCGACCACATTATCAAAGTCATTATTTCTGTAGTAATTACCAAACACCGTAGCGTAACCCAGAAGTTTTTTGAAAACTTTTGTATACTGTGCGGCACCGAGATCGGAAGTAATTAATTCTACCAAACCAACTTGAACATCATCCCAATTAATGTCACCAACTTTAGGATCTCTGACCAAATCTTGCCATCTAGTATTGTAACTATTTGCACAACTACTGAACCCATAAACTTTGAATGGAATATTTACTTTTTTACAGAAAGCAATTTGTATCATCAATTGTTCTAGGGTTGATTTCATTTGTTGGTACATTGACCCAGACATATCTAACAACATTAGCATACCGTGATTTTGTCCATCAGGTACAGTGGTCGATGATAAGAATAAATCGTCAGTCAGTTT